CCTGTAAATCCGCAACATGTTAATTGGTTTTGAGGGACCATCAACGACGAATGACCAATTAACAGAACCCCGCACTCCAACGTACCAGGGCATGACCCAATTTAGATACGTAGGCAAGCAAAAGTTACAAGGACTTGTGGCAACCGTTCCAAATTTATTGGCTGTGTATATGCCACTAGATGCCTGACCGTATGGAAGGGGATATTTAGTCATACGCTTAACAAACAATGCTGTCCTATCCTTCCAAGAAGCTTGCATACCCATATCAATCCCACTCAGCATCATGCGTCGCAAAACTTGACGGAGGGTTTTGATTCTCTCTCCCATATACCAACTAGCGCTGGGGTGAGTCATCTCGGTTCCAAGATTCTCAACCATTTCATCCTGCACTGTGTACACATCCTTAGACTGCACAGTGAAATGTGTAAAAGCAGGTATATCATTAGGGCCAGCAAATTCTGCATCTAAAAGACTCACCGACACCAAAATGGGCACAGTATTACTGGCAACTGGACCAGTCAACACATTCATAACGCGCATATATATAGATCCCGAATCATAAGCACCATCTGTCACATAAGTAGCTGATGATGCTGTAGTGAACAACGTGGTAACAGGATCTCGCGTGCGCAAGTATGGCGTCTGAGCTACAAAAGGAACATCAAAAACCACCTCATTTTGTTCAGATATATCAATCACTAAATTCATATTGGCTGTTTGTGAAGGAGCAGAAACAACTGTAGGAGAGTTCCCAGCAGGATCATAAAAAATTTGCACTCTACCCCTGTGATATTGCGAACAGATAAATTTAAATCTGTATCGCATACGCCCTCGCCAATACTGGAACATCTGTGCGACAGCAGCACAGGGAACCATCCACATTTGCCAGGCTTCCTGAGGTGGAGACCCGACAGTAATTACTTCAGTGTCAAATAACGCTGGATTAACAGCAGCATAAAACAAAGGAGCATCAGCTGCTTTTGCACTAGTCCAATCCACTTGAGTAAGATAAGATTCGTGCGCACAAATTTTTTGAATATCTAATTCATCTTCATTATCAGCTAAATTGTGCATAGCATTATCGACACACAAATTATTTTGGGGATCAATTGTGAGCCGCTCGAATGCATATGGTGTTTCTGTAGATGCCATATTTGGAACAGGGCGAGGGATAGTAACTATTCCAGGAGCAGTGATGGGTTCATTACTAAACCCTAAAGCTGCAGCGGCTTTACCTGCTGATGAAATGTGCTGTTGCAAAGCTGTATATCCAGGCACCAAATTGGTAACCGTGTCAGGAATAGCACCCATAGCATCAGCAACACTCGACGCTACTTCACTTAACCGAATATCCTTGCTCTGCAAACTCAATCCAACAGATCCCCCCATAACTTCAATCTCATCAAACCACGCATACACCGCAATAGTAACTCCCACCCCAGTAGCACCATTAGCACTAAATAATGGAGTCATACATTTTAAGGTGAGGGTACCCATATTTCCAACTTCAGATGAACTCTGTAAATTTAACCACTCCTTAGGATGCAGGAATGGTAGAATCATATCATATTGCGTACCATTTTGTGGCTCGATAAATACATGTGGTCTTTGTGATAAAGGAATCAATTCCCTAACGTTGGTAGTAGTCATTGTTGTAGGTAACATGTACGTTTGCCACGGACAATAAGTTGCCAATACACTACCATAATAAAATGGAGATGCATTAACTAAAAACCTAACATGTAATTTACCACGCACATATGGATAAGTTTTGAATTTATCCGCAATATATGCATTTGAAAAAACATCTCGCCAAATTGCTAGAGCCGAGATCTGATCCCCGGCAACATTGCTTTCAGCATACGATAATGATGCAACGCGTACTGGACGCTTGAGAAAATCATTAAAGTCCACATTGGCCTGAGCTTGATGCACAGGTGCTAGTGGACCAGAATAATCAACCCGATTTGATTCTCGCGTCATGAAATCTATATTCCTTTCAACATCTCGCGATTGAATCATAAAAAATTCTCGTTCCAGAGAATCTGGAAACTCCAACCTAAAATCCTCCATATCATATGCAGCAGCCATATATTCTGTGAATTCGTCACACAAACGATAAAATTCGATATATCCAAAGCTTTCATTGCGATAATCACTATCACAAATCAAAGACAATAGGCGTCTCAAAAAAGAGAGCATAAGTCGCAGCTTATCTCTATTCAACTTAGTGGTAGTACACTTAGTTTTATGTTCAGCAAATGTGGCAATCACTCTATCCAACTCATCATGAATTAATAATGCCAAATCATAACTGGGCACGTTCAACTCATATACTGCACTCTGAACATCAACGGACTGAACTTCTAAATAATCCTCATCCCACTGTACCTGTTCAAGATACTGTATAGCAGCCTCAAGTTCCTCATCAGTGAGCGATAACACAACACACTCCATATCATACCAACGCGATAGGATGTATTCTCGCTCTTCTGGTGTGAGCTCCACACCATAATCTTCAAATTCAATTTCATGGAATTCGGCCTCCACTGGGCCACCTTGTGCAGTATTAAGGTCCTGCTGACCTTCATTGTTTTGTTGTATGTTAGAATCTTTACTTTGAACAACCAATAGGGATTCCGCACTATTTGGTTGTTGTGAACCTGTTTGTAGTGTACGACTACCACCGCTAAATAGCGATTTAGGGGAACGCCCAAGCACATTTTTATTCCACTGACCATTCTCATCAATAAGGTGGTTCAATCCATACTGATGCAGTAACTCCAATGGAACTTCGATTTTTGGTTTAAAAGACGAATCTCCTCGCCTTGTCAATTCCACCTCTGCAGATCGCTCCCAGAAGCTCACCATCATATCATGCCAAGTTGGTAAACCGTGTGGTAAATAATAGTGTAAACTGTATTTATCCACCAGACTTAACAACCACAATCTATTTTCCTCAAAAACATCCTGACCGTAATAAAACCACTCATTAAGAGCACTTATAAAAGTTTGAACGTTTTGCAATTCCTCGCATATAGTGCGAGACGAAATCTTCCACATCAACATCTTACGAATGGACTTCTCTTCTAAAGGACCAATATAGGATTGAATCTCATCGCTCCACACCCAATGTCGCTTAAGAAAAGTTGACTCATCGATAGATATGTATGGTACAGATTCCGCTTCTTTATCTGCCATCGTGTAAACAATGCCATACTTAACTAATTCATCTTTAATGGTTGTGTGATTGTACCAACTAGCACAATCCGCAACACCCTGAACATTATCGTCACCATAGTTAATCAGCGCAACAACTTCATTAAATTTCACAATATCAGTTTTAGGTCGTAACATGTAAAAAGCATAACGCATATATAATGAGCCTGCAAAGCAATTAATAATCACAGTAAGCGCCTGTCCAGAAGGATTTACACCAAGGAACATCATTAGATCTCCATTAAAATTAATAAATGCAAAGGCAGTATCATATGCAATACACCGCAATACGACCAACTCCTCTAAAGAGTAACCAGCAGCACGACATATTTCAATAATAATTTGAAATGCAGCTAAAATAATCATGGCTGACATTGACTTATCAAAATTCGCATAGTCACCTGCAATAATATTCTTTCCGTAACGAAGTAAATATTGTCGGAAATGCCACCATTCTGTACTTTGCGCAATACCACCCACGGCACATTCAAACAAAAACTTATTGTTTTGAATTAGACGCACCACGGTTATTGTGTATTTACGCACAATTAACACAAATGCCAAACTAGCAGCAGCAAACATTCTGGTCTTGAAATCAGCAATCTTCTTGATACTAGTTGCCTCATCTTTCATTATTCCATTAAAAACAGGACACATACGCTCACCACGCTTGTAGCAAGCTAATCCACGCTCAAATTCACGCATGACATTCTCATCATACGTTATCCCTTCCGGATGCAACTCAGTTGGGCATGGAACCTCAAAATACTTTTTAGATTTCATAAAAGGAAACCCAGCAGATGAGGAACGATTAATCCCATCAACATAGGCAACACCTGGCATACCATTGATAGCCACATCATTGGGTACAACGTGAACGCTCTTTAAATCCTCTGGAGACAATCCAGCAAATATTTTATCTAAAAAATCAAGAACACAAACGTTCAACACGTCAGGACGCATTAAAAATTTGGGATCGACCATATTCAGTAAATTCTTTCGCCATATTTGCCATCCTTGTAATACTGGAGGCCCATGTTCAATCACATAACCACGATCGATGCAATCATCTTGTATCATGGATGCATGTACTCGTGAACGTTGCGCAATTCTAGGTAAGTTAAGAGTGCCATAAACTTCAGCAGAACCCTTCTCCACCCAACGAACTGGAGAGAAGGGAGACAAATCCTTGAGTTCAATTTCATTACCTTGAATTTGTAAACAAGGAGCGCCTGGACCAACTAGCACTTTGTCTGTCACAGTTGCTAACCACTCCTGTGTGACACGTGTGGCTATGATTCGACCATCATCACCACCCATAACATGGATTCCCAGTACTTGACAAGATTTGTCAAGTAAAATGAGTGGTTTACCACAATCACCATTCTCCGTGGGTAACAAGGCGAAACCACCCCACCCATCAACATCAATTTTCAATTCATCAGATTTAATAGTTCGCCGCTGAGCAGCCTTAACTACATTCTTTTTACCATCACCTAATACACTGAATGGGTACTCACAAGTGACAATAGCGTTGAATGATTCCTTACAAAAGTACTTACGTATATCCTTGCGAGGGGGCATACACTGTAGATTAACAATTGCCAAATCCTTATCTGGATATCGCCGAACGCAATCAGCAGTGATAACCATCTCAACATTGGAACACACACCACTCTTCACATTAGTAGTAAAGATCTTCATGTTAAATGGATATGCATCAGGTATGCAATGATTGTTGGCCAAATAAAGTTGTTGGCCTATACAAACAGCATGTCCAGGACGCATACCATGTGTGTGGTAAGACTCAATACGGACTGTAGCACGATTGATAATTTTCTTAAAAACCTCTGGGGTCATAGTCAAACCTTCTTCTGAAATATCAAAAGGGGTTACTTGTAATTTATCATTGTACCACACATTTCGATGTTCCACCGCGTGCGGTATGGGAACACTCTCTGATTGTGTTTCCTGCGTAGCTTCAAACATCTTATCCATAAAGCGTGAACGCATCTTGTACATCAAAGCTGCACTGGATAAAACGCCAATTGCACTTAGAACTCTACTATCAGTCATTGAATACATGAAATCACCAAGTTTCCGAAATCGTTTCCTAATCTCATTCTCTGTTTGTGTAACTACATAATTAACGGCATATTCCTTAAGACGATCCATAATGTCTTTGCACTCCTGCACATACTTATTACGTAAATAAATAGCACCAGCAACCGTAGCCGCAGTAGCTGCAACAACAGCAAGAGTTTTCAATTCAACAGTACGACCTTGTATTTCCAATTTCTCACAAACACAATGTTTACTTGGAAGTTTGCATTTATCACAAAAAACAATTTTACTAAGAGACTCAACACACACTGCAGCCTTTTTCTGAATAGCTTCATGATCAAGGACAGTTTTGTTATACCATAAGAAAAAATCGTATATGTTATTAAACGTACCAATATCTTCATATTGAGCACTCTGCTTTTCATAGATCATTACAGGGACAACACGCTTAACTTCAATTGTCCAGTAATCAGGATAAGATCCCTCTTCAACGGGAGGCACCTTGTGCGAATCCAACATCCCTCCCTCTGTCACATATTCCGGCTTTGGGCGGACAAATACCATCCATGGCAACCGCCTGCGAATTGCAACAGGGTGTGAAAAATATGTATTAGCATTCAAATGATCCACATTTGTAGTAGCTATCAACAATTTAGCTCTCACAGGAGTCGTTCCTTTATCATCAAGCGAAGCTTGAGGAGGTACAAAAGGAACATTGTTATTCAACAAGATAATCTCAGACAAAGACTTATCCAAACCAACCACCTTATTAGGATGTTGACTAGCAACATCATCTAATAAAACAGCCCACTGACTACTCCTAAATGTATCCCAAAATTCATTCTCAGCGTTTCGAGAAAACATAAAAGTAGAACCCATAGGTAAACCTAACAATTTGCCATGATGGTAAAAAACAAGTCGGGTAAATGTGCTCTTAGCCACAGATGAATTGCCAACGATACAAACAGAAAAAGGGGCTTCCCTTTCACGTGAAGCATTCTCTTTGGTTAATGCTAACCCTTTCAACAATTTAATGTCAAACAACTGTTGACCTACAAGTTTGTACTCATAATGTTTCGTAGCTAAAGCATGCTTATACATGGCTGTACCACGATCAATTGCATCATCTAATCGAGATACAAAGTCAAAGTACGTAAAACCATGCAATTCAGGATCATTTAAAAATTTATATTGTAATTTTAATGTCCGCACTGAATCATACCACTCCTCATAACGAGAACCATTATGGAATAAGGGTTCAATAGAGCGAGTACTAATACACACTGCTACACGCTTAACAATAAACAATATTGATTCGATCATAAAGGATATAAAATCCCCAGTAGTATTAAATTCATGTTTCTGACATTCTTGCCACAAACTCTTAAACCACGCAATAGTGAATACTCCCACCACTGCTTGGCATACAGAAAAGCTCGTAACAAACATTATCACCTTATATATCTTCTCAAATATTGGGGCTTTCCTTATCTCATCGAATTTATTTTTATAATTCATACACCAATCAATCCAAGATTGGCTCTCATCTTCACTTTGAAGACGAAATTGAGACAAATAATCCCAAGCCATCTTAAAAAATTTACGTGAAAAAACAGATGTGCCAAATCGTAATTTAATCAATAAGCGTAAAGCAGTCCACGGTGTAGCAATATACCGTTTTTTCTGTGCATTATAATACACAGTTGCTGCTAAATAAAATTGCACATCCTCCAAATAGGAAATGTACCACTCAACGTTTGACAACACGTTTTCACCACCAGGTGGCAGTATTGGACCCTGTAAGGAGGACCAGAATTTTTCACATAGCTCTTCTTTCTTCATGCGCACTTTCATCATTAAAGGAAAATCAGGAAATTCATCCATAATAGCTGGATCTACTTCCATATCTGGAAAACGTGTGAGAAACAAATTTCTCACAGTCTTATCAATGGGAATGTCCATCCGTTTCATAGCTTCACCAAGCAATTTCAATCGAATGGCCATTGGCAAATCCGCCGTAGGAATACACATATCAGGCAAATTTTCAGGTATGTTTGAATGTTTAATATTCAAGTTATCGTCATAATGTTCTGGAATAAAACCTGTTGGCATCTCAGCCAACCATTTATCAAAATCACTCTGGAAATCCTCAGGCAAGCTCTCATCTTCACCTTGGATTGCCAATTGTCTACGCAAACGAGCTAGTGGGTTTCGACTCACTAGAACACGTTTGCGTACCGGGTGCTGTATTTCACATACAAATTCTCTACACCCATGTTTGTAATATCGACTTAATAACCGACGATCTTGTGTGCATTGTTTATAAAATGCACACAAATGTCCCTTGCAATCAGGACCACAGCCCTCACGTATACAAACAAACGTGCGGCGTCTTGCCAATATATAAATATATCGGAATAGCAAAAGAGTGTGCGAAACTCTAAATTTCTTAGATAGAATCACACACATTTTGTTCATGACGATGTTACCATCAGCACAAACAAGGAAATAAAATGGACGGAACCTGTTCTGGATAGTGAAAACCATTTCACTGGCTTCACCAAAATGCTCTGTTAACAATTGATTCATATTCGTTGTACTTATCATGATTGTTCAGATGCTAACGACTTTCACGTTAGCGCTTACACTTCTTCACCTCACACCTCAACTACTATAACTATCACCTATCATGCTATTATAATGCATATATACGGAAAATTTCAATCTTGAGCGCAAACTCAATTTTCAATCAAGAGATCCACAGTCGAGCAACTGTGTTTGTGTGATTCACCAACCACCAAATGTACTCTATCCCATCATATAGTGAGATCGTCTAGCTAGGCAGTGCCACGGACTTTTCAAATACTGGTAAGGTGGGGGCTAGTCAAAAGGAGTTACCTCTTTGCTGTAAGAACGCAAGTATTGTTCTTGCAGTCACTAACCTCATAGACATCCAAATAGTCTACTTCTAACCCAAATCTACATCTTCCAACAAGACTCAATTTTTATATTTGTTTTAAATATGCAAAGGGAAATAATATAACTAAGTTCCATATACTCTAGAAAAGATCAAAGAGTCATCTTAGTTCAAACGTGATTATTCACGGCATCCTAATGCTTTCAGTTTCCTGGTCTAGGTACTTATATCCCCCTCCAAAAGGGGCACGAATAAACCTGTTCACGAACAGCTTCAACCTACGATGCAGCCTACTCTGAGACATACACCTGTGTATCCACCAACCGAAGTTTACAGTCATCTCTCTTGCGATTATCAAACCGCAAGTTTAAGATAAACTGGACTAAGGTTTGAACGCAAACCGGACTTCCCGGTCACTCCCGACTGATGTTTACAGCTAGGTACTCTCGTAATTTTCAAACTACGAGCAGCACCTACACTGGACAACAGTTTGAAAATAACACGTGGA